GTTACTTCATGGTTTAAATCTGTCCAATCCACATCAATCATGGAATCTTCCCCAAACAATGCCATTGCGTTTTTGGCTTGTCCATAGAATATAATATCGTATTGCCGTGCTAATCCATTGGCGTATTTTACCCCGCTTAATTCCACGCATCCCACAAACGTAGGCAATCCATGGACATAAATGGTGGCATCCAATTTTAGGTATGCATTCCAATTTCCTAATACAATATTCTCTTCAAAATAATTACTAAATACCTCATCATTGGTTGGGGAACTGGGGATGGTAAATTGTTGGGTAAAATCTGTTCGTGCCTGTGATAGGTCGCTAACATCCTTAACTTGCCGTGTTAATTTAACAACCTCATCTTGGAATAAATCAATTGGTTGACCTGCAATGGTCATTGAAAACCTGACATTCATTACCTTACAATTTTATTGATTAATGGTTGGTTGTATTCAATGGTTAATGTGTATTGAATCAATTTATCGTTTATTCGGGTTAGGCGATTGAATGCCGTGTCGGTTATCCGTGCGGAATATGCATCGCCTCCATCATCAATCAATAAATTATCCGATGCAAAAATCTCTTGAATCTGGGCGTTGTATGCCTCTGGAATGTAATCCGTGTTCACAATTAATGTCGTAGTGGCATTGGTTAAGAAATTCTGTGTTTGATGCACACCATAATCCCACGCCAATGACATATCTTGTTGCCTAAATATTGGGCGTTCGTACGATTCACGGGTGTAATTGTAATTCCTACGGCTTAACGCATTAAATACCATCGTTTCATACACGCCAAATCTGTTAAGGTAATGGATGGTAACTGAACCGTACTTATTCTCACATTGGTATTTTATTGGGAATGTATAGGTGCCACTTGCATACGTGAACGTGATGGTTGTATTTGTCGATACCCCTGCGGCTTGTAATAACTGAATGATGTCAACCCCTTGGATGGCATTTCCCGAACTTGTAACCGCAACGGGCGTTATTGATGTCGCTACAATGGTTATGGATGTAATTACACTTGCATTATACCACACGTAATAAGATGGGGTATCAGTAGTGATATAAAAGGTACTTTTCTCGGTTAAGATATCCGCTGCTATTGTTGCATTGAATCCGTCTTGGGTATATGTCCAACCATTGGTCGCTAATTTAATGTTTGAGGATGTAAATGAACCCGAACCCGTAGCCCATACCCCTTTGCATTTAACGCCAAAATAACACGCCCCACCCGTTACATTGGGCTTGTATGTGCCTACCTCCAAAAAGTCCTCGGTTAAGGCTTGGTTCACCAATTTATGAATGTCTATCCATGCCCGATTGTTTGCGTATTGATCTGGGTATTTGGTAATGGAATAGTTTGGGGATGCTGGAAACGATGCCGCCCCATTCCAAACATATACATCAAAGAGGTAGTAAAACCCTGTTTTGGTGTAATCGGTGTCATATACTTGGTAAATAATGGGCGATAATGCCCCCATATTATCCGATGGTTGTTGCTCAAATGTTACGGACATAATTTTGAATATCTTGTTTAACTGCTTGTTCTAACTCTTGTTTGAATTTAAAATTGGTGGATACGGTTGCCTTGGATAGGAAATCAAACGGCTCAATCCCAAAGTGCTTAATCTTCCTATTCATTAGGAATTTCATGGCGTTTTTGTTTTTGGATGTATTGGACAAAAATTGTCCACTTGATGGGTCTTTTGGGCGTAATCGCTTATTCATTACCCATGCATCCATTGCCGTGGGTGGTATCCCTTTACCGCCTCTAAACTTACCCATTGGCTGCCTACCTTTACGGATTGCCTCACCATACCAATCCATGGTAATACCGAACTCCATACCATCCACAAAGGGTATAATGGAACGTACCAGATTACCCGATGCCACATAATTGGCACGTATCTTTTGTTTTACCACGTTCACGGGCTGCCAATCGTTACCCATCTTTTTCCACTTGGCACGAATAGCCACACGGGTGTGTTTGGCTTCCAATTCCAATTTGGCTTGGGAGGCGTAAAAATTCGCCATCTTTTGAGCCACTAACTTTGTATTGGTGTATTCAATTGCCATCAGTAACAAGTGCCATCAGTAACCCAAGGGTTAATTTGGTTAATGGATATGGATACGTTGTACCCTGTTAATACATCCCCACCTCCCTCAACGAATGGGGTAAATGTAATTGGTCTATTAAACTGAATTTGAGAATAATACTCCTTTTCCTTGGCATAAATCATGCGGGAAAATTCCACATACAGATTCTGCAAAATGTGTGCATAGTTCTGATTTTCAGTGTAGCCAATAAGTTCATAAGTGTCAACCAAATCTTGTTGTTCATTTTCGCCTTTTAAATAGTTTGTGATATCTGCTATTAAAATATTGAAAGTAAATTGTTCGGTTACATCGGTCAACGATGCGTTTTGCATGGTTACGTGCAAAAGTGGGTACACGGTTACGGCTTTCAAGGAATGTTCATCCAATGTGCCGTGGGAATAGTTCCACCCTAATTCATCTGCTATCTCACGGAATATCTGGAATGCAGTACCTATGTGATTATTGTTCATCGGTTATATGCTTTTTGGATTGCTTTCTTTTCAAGTTCTGCCATATCGGTTTTGTAACAACCCCAAAGGAGGGTTTTATGAATGGGGTATTCTGTAACAATGTCAACTCTTGTAATATCTCCGTCACATATCCAGTGGATAAAACTAAACCATCCCCATTTGTTACTGATACCGTACTCATCGCTTGTACCTTCGGATTCTCCTCCAAGAATTTCAGGGTACAATTCAACAAGTCGATTCCTAAACTCCAAAAAAAAACCATTGCACCATAAGCGATGCCGCTGGGGATTAATCTAAACTCTTCGTTTATCTTCCCTTTGTATGGTTCAATATCATACCGCCCTTTCTGCCCCTCTATGGTAATGGGGCGATACAATACGGATAATACACGATACAATTCTTTATTCTTGTAGTAATTCTCAATATCCACGAACGATCCCGTACTCAATTCATCCAAGTTAGGCACAAACCCATATTTAACCCCATTCAATTCAAACTTGGATTCAAACTTGGGCTTTTCATCCAATGCCTTTTTTATTAAATCCACAGTTCGGCTCAATGCTTCGTAAGGAATTTGGGTTACCTCTTTAACAGAAATATTGCAAAATATACTAACCGCTTGGATGGCTTTTTCGTGGTCATCCAATTCGGGGTTCAATTGCTGATACTCCAACATTTGTTGCAATGGAATATCATTCAATGACGATGGCACTATAAGTGTTTTGTTCATTTATTATAAAACGATTGATTTTGTATTTGTAATTATAAAACATAGCAACCCCTATCCCGTGAAATACCCAAACTCGACTTTGTTGAATTTAGAATCCCAAAGGTAATGGGTTAAAAACTCCCATAGCCAGGTGAACAATTCCTCCCGCAACCCCTATTCTTATGCGTTTACACCCAAATTTGGTGGGGGGTTATAGGTTACTTGTGTGTTTTGCCTCTCGGTTTCACGGACTATGTTGACGGGTTTTGGTCAGAGCATAGGTTTCTTTACAAGTATTTCACCCAACTTTTTAGCAAAACAATGGCTTTTACCGTCTAATTTTGTTAAGGTTCAGACCTGACAACCTCCATTGGTCACTTTTTGCCAAAAAAAATGCCCGAATCAACTACGCCAGAGGTCGAGGTGGCATAATCAAAACGGGCAAAAAATCTTAACGTTACTCTCGACTGTAACTCAATACACAAATATAGAAAAAAATTATCTTATATCATAATTTCCAAAATTCTTTTTTAATCCCAAAGTTTCCATCTCATGGTAGCGAACGGAGTCAATTTGGTGATGTACACCTACTGGAATGGGTAGTGTTTTACCATCTTTGCCCTTATCCCAGCAATAGCCTCGCAATTCTTTTATTAAGTTGGTGGAATCCTTGGTTACTAAATACTCTTGTCCTTGCATTATCTGTATTCCAAAGTTTATGGAATCCTTACCTTTGGTAACTGGCTTAATAGGTACACCGAATCGCCTAATTTCCTCAATTGACTTTGGTTCTGCACTATCTGCATAAATAGGTACATTCTTGGGCAATATCTTGGCAATGTCGCTATTTATCATCCCTGTACGATAACACACTTCATGCAAAATACGTTGGTTGTTGTATTGATATACTTCCACAATTGCCGTTGGGTCTACCGAATACCCAAAATCCAATCCACACCCAATTAATCGTGCCTCCTTGGGGATGGTATCAATTTGTTTCCAGTTACTGAATATAACGCCTTCTAAATTACCAATTTGCCCCAACCCATATACAGCCCACCAATTCCGCCAATAGTCGCTTGTTTCGGCTTTCTCCCTTGCCTTTTCTATTTCCTTAACAATGGATGCATCCAATGCCTCGTTATCCTTGTAGGTAAGTACTACCATTTCGGAATCGGGGTCGTTAATCAATTCTGTATCCACCCAAAATTCAGTAACTGGGTTATAATCAAGATAGATAAACTTTCGGGTACGTATTGCCATTTGGTAATATGATTCCCATTCTATGTTGTTGCACTCATTAACGAATAACACATCACGCCTTGCACCTCGTAATTTGTCGGGTTGATCGGCAGAAAAAAACTCAATGAATGAATCGTTGTTAAATGTATAGGTCAAGGATGATTTATTCCATTTGTTATCATCGTACATGCCTACCATCTGCATAATTTTAAGGAAATCACGAATAGCACCCCTCCGCAAATGTGGGATGGATTCCGCCACAATACTTATCTCCGTGCTTGGTTTCTGCACGGCATAGGTAATAAGCATTGGAATAATTGAGAATGTCTTGGATGAGGATGTACCACCACGCACAATGCGTACCCGCTTTTTTAACTTTGCTATCTTCTTCTGTGCTGTGGTTGCTTGTAGCATTATAGTTCTTTTACCAATCTATCCAAATACCATTGGGCTTTCTTTAAATCTTCCACCCCATTTTTCTTATCATAACGCCATGTATATTTCATCACGTTACCTTTCAAATAACCAATGTATTGTTCGTGGGGCATGGATGCCTTTATCGCATCAATACACTCAATATCTGATTTATAATGATTCGGGTTTATCTTGTCCATCTACTTCCAAATCAATGCCGTTAAATATTGGTTGTTCTTGTACTTGTTCAATGGTTTGTTTCGGTAAACCATATCCAGAATCCATCAATTGTTTATAGGCATTTACATCGCCTCCACGGGCTTTTTTTATCAATGCCAATGTCATGATATCTTCTTGGGTTAATCGTTCCAATTCGCCTGTAATTGGGTTCTTGGAATCTTGCATTGCCTCTAACCACTTACGGGCTATGGTGCTACGATTCTTTGTGCCTTTGGGTTTCCCATTAGGGTTTCTTACTTCACCTTTCTGTGGTGGTATTATATTCTCAGGGTTTGGCATAACATCAAATTATTTTCAAATCATTTACCAATTCGTTGGTGTCAACGATATGGTTATAGTTTTTCTATTTCTTGTTTTACTTCTGTCCAATACTCTTTATCGGTTAGGTTTTGCCTTCCAATAGTTGCACGGTCATCGTACACATTTTGCAATATCTCATCCACTGCAATTAACGCACATTGTTTTGATTCCTCTAAACTTAATCGTGTGCATGGTATATCACAAAAAGGCATATCGCAATCGGTGCAATTAAAAGGTGCATTTTTGTATTTACTTACTAACTCGTTTGCTTTTTCTTGTGGTGTCATAGTTTTAATTATTTCTTTATGTTCATCATCAGCAATGGTTGCTCTCTCAATCTGTAACCGCTTTAATTCGTTGTTCATTTACTTGGTATAAATTATGGTGTTTTAAACAATACTGGTAATTGGCTTCACCTAACTCCTTTAATAACGCTTTATCCTGTAAATATTTATCCAAAATACTCCAATCGTTATTTTCTACAAAAATCACACCTTTATTTTCTCTGTGGTTGGTGTATGGTTCAACTGCACTCACAAAAATAGGCAACCGATATGCCGCAGCTTCGATTATTTTTAATTCGGATTTGTACTTATTAAACGATGTCTTCTCCAATGGTGCAATAACGGCATCCATAAATGCATAATACTTACCATAATTTAATACATTTACCCCCTCACCGATATAGAACCATGTAGGGCGTTCCTTTTCGCCCGTGATGTAATACTCCATCATCTGTGATATTCGTTCCATTGGTGCATACCCAGCCAATAGGAAATTACATTGGTTGCGTTTTAATACATGGGATAATTGATTCTCTAATAACTTGACATCATACAGGTGGGATGAGCCTGTAACATAACCAATGGTAAAGGGATGTGCTGCCTTGGCGTTCCATTGTGGTTCCTCCAAATCCAATGCGTTCGGGGCTATGTAAACCTTTGGGTTGATTTCCCTTGTTTTCTCTGCCAATTGTGGGGTAGTAACAATTATCGCATCGGCTGCTTGGATACAGGATATTACCCCATCCTTTGCCTTTTTCTTGTATGCAGAATATGCAGGATTATGTTTTGGGATTACCCAATGGTCATCATTATCTACAATAAATTTAACACCATACTTTTTACAATCGGATATTATCTTGGTATTGAATCGTAGGTAACGTGATATTACAATAGCATCGTATTCCTGTACCTTTACTGCCTCTATTTCGGGTTTGGTAATGGCAAAGGTTACATCCAATTGTTGATGGAATCTAATCATTGCCCACGGCATTGCTAACCTATGGTAGGTAACGGCACTCATTCCATCCATTATGACTAATACCTTACTCATGCGGAGTTATTGGAATATACATCCACCATTCAACGTGTTGGATATGTTCTTCGGTATGGGCATCAAACCAATCCTCTCCATCATAATAGGCAATAAATTTATTGTCGTATATATCCACGATTAATACGTGTAATCCCTCGGTTGGTAATTGTTTACTTGGGTGCCTGTACGCTTTCATATTTTATTCGGATTAAATCCCTTTTCAATTAACTCAATATAAATCTTCTCTTGTTCTTCCAAGGAATTACAAGTTAGTTTAATAATAAATGATTCTTCCTCATCAAATGATTCTAAATCATCTTCATCGGCTGCCTCAATGGGCAAATCCAATCCCCAGTGGGCTAACTCTTCCACATCCCAATCGTTTGCCAATGCATCCCAATCATGCTCACCAAATCCAACATTGTCTTTGATGGTAATGGCTTTCAATTTATCGATGGGCGTATCTTGGGGCAATATCTTGCATGGTACTTCCTTTATACCCAATTCCAAACACGCATTTAAACGCATATTCCCCGCAATAACAACCAATTCCCCATTGTAATCCACGGCAATAACCTCACGCAATTCAAGCATCTCGGGGTCTTCCTTAATAGATTGTTTTAATTGTACGAATTTGTGGTCCTTAATAAACCTTGGATTCTTGGGTAATCCCTCAATTTGCCCCTTGTTGTTGCTCAATCGATTGATTGATACTATTTCTTTTCTCATATTGTTTTGCTTTTTCTTGTGCCTCTAACTTGGTTTCGTACAATCCATGGCGTACCCCTTTAAACCACACCGCCCAATACCATCTATTGTAGTTATACGATCGGGTTACAATTGCTTTCTCTGCCATTAATACGTGTCGTATATGTAATTTAAATGGTTAATTATCTCTTGCCATGCGTTTGGATTACATGTACATGGTCGGTACACTTTACGCTTTTGAAATATACGTGAATACATTGCCGATATTACATCCAGTTCATCGGGTTGGATGGTTGTGGCGTTGCGTTCCCTAAATGCACTCCACCAATTATATTCGGTTTCACTCATGCATAGGGGTTGCCTCCGTGGGAATAATGCGTTTAATTTAACCTTGCGTTCCTCGCACCCACAATCTTCCCCCGCCACAAACTTAACCGCTTGTTTAATCCCAGTCGATGTCGTGATTTTCTCTATCGTATCGCCCAAACCTTGCGATGGTTTCCGTTTCTGCTTTCTGTTCAATGTATTCATTGTATAACTCTATTGAATGATTTTTAATGTGTTGTTTTGCGTTTTTAAGGGTATTGTAAACCGATGTAACCGTAATACCTGTGCGTTTCTCTATTTGGCGTAGGCTATGCCCATAAACAAAATACAATTCCAAAATCATTTGGTCGTATTCGTGCATGGTGTCAATCACTTGTTTAATCTTCCCCATCAATGCTTGATACTTGTATTCGGTTTCCTCGGGTAAATCAATGGGGTTAAATTGTGGTTCGTGGTCTATGGTTTTACTTTCCGCCCGATATAAATTTATAACCTCGGATTGAATGATTTTAAAAATGTAAAAGGTATTCACACCACCATTTGGGGATTCAATCCGATTTAAATTGCCATCTCGTGTTTGAATTTCTGCTACTTTAAGGTACATCGTTTGCACAACATCGTCAATATCCCCATACCTCGCACCAAGATAATTTGCCATCTTTCTCCATTTGACATCGTGTTGGGCTATGTGTTCCAATGTTAGCACCTTTTTACATTGGCAAAATAAACAAATTAATTGATATTTTTTTAAAATAATTTTGCTTGTATAATTCCTGGTTTACTCCATTGTTCTGCCATTGCTCGTGCTATGCCAGGGAATGTTTGACTGCGAATTTTCCATCGTAAATCTTTTTCTTTTAAGGCATCCACAAACCATTTTGCCATTCTTTTCTTTTTACCTTTTTTAGATATCCATTCAATAAACTCCCCTTTGTCTACAATATTTGTTGGAATCAATTTTGGGAGATTCTTCAACCATAGGCATGTAGATTTTTGAAACGGATCGCCAAATTCATAGGGTTGAATTACTTGGTCATATGGTCTTATATATGTTGGAATAATACCCATTGGATTTTCAATTGCTATTTTCTCAATCGGGGCTAACATTAATTGCTTAACAAATTCCAATGCTTCTTGTTGTCTGCCGTCTTTTCTTTTTTGCTCAAACCATTGTGAACCACTTAACGCTAAATGTGTACATGGTGGAAAGGCAATCATTAAATCCCAACCATCGTTAATAATATCAAAAACATCTCCTTGATAATGCGGACCAGGTACATCAGTGGGCAATAAATCACAACTCATTGCATCATGTCCAAGTTTGATAAATTCATCTCGTACCGCACCACTATACTCACAAGCAATTAAAACCCTCATTTCAAATATTCGGTTATGGTTGTAATAAATTCCTCAAAAGATTTCACGATACAATACTTGTACCCGAATTGCTCTGCCTTGGTTTGAAACAACTTTTGATTTTCGTTTTGTCTGCCCTTATCGGTCTTTAACTCAATCCATAATCCATGGTATTGATTGTTGGGGTACATTAGGAAGATATCCGCCACCCCAGACAATTGCCCCTCGGCTTTCATAATCTTTGCAGTGATGGCAGTACGATAACCCCCATTCGGAATTGAAAATAAAACCAAATCAGGATGCTCATACCTAAACCATCTAACACAATGAATTTGGAGGGAAGATTCTAAATGCCTCATTTTTTGTAATATCTAACTAAGCTTCTAATTAAATCAATTAATAAGTACAGGAATATAAATACTACAAACCCACCCAGTACGAATATCAATAAGTAATCCAACATGAATTTAAGGATTGTCATTTGTTACCTCCAAATGTTTCGTTATACATTTTTTCTGCGATTTGAATAAATGATTCTCTAATATGTTGACCCATATCTCCATAATCAATAGTATCTACATAGTATTTAATACATTCCTCTTTGTGCATTGCTTTGGCTTGTTCCAAAATTTCTTCCCATTTTAAAGAATCCTTTAAATACAGATTATCAATTAACCACTCTATGCTACTTAACTTTTTATTGTTGCTCATTGTTGAAATATGTTTTTAATAAATGTAATTTCTTCAAGGTCATTCCAGTTTTGTACAGTTTTTGTTAATTCATCTTGGTCGTATTCGTATTCACGAGAAAATTGTTCTTCAAAAAAATACCATGCATTATTGAACCAAAGAAACCTGCTTACGCCATTTACTGTTTGACCTATGTCAAATACATCTCCGTTTTTTATTTGTTTATTGTTGCTCATAATAAAATCTCCTTAATTCTATTTATCTCATACAATATTTCCTCACGTGTGATATCGGGATGGGCTTTAATAATATCGGACAAAATATCCATGTATTTGATTACCTGTATTTCATCATCCATTTCATACCTACGGGCATGTTCCAAAATCTCATTGGCATCAATGAAACATTGGGATTCTGGGCTACAATTCTTAACTTCCTCCACCCAATCAATTAGTGTTGTTATTGCTTTCATATTTCCTCCTATAAATATAACCTATCTGTTAAAAATATTCTTTCAACTTTTTGCCTCACATATGTGATTAATTTTATACTTTCAGCATTATGAATATGCCTATTAAAAGCGTCATTCGTATAAGATGCTTTTAAATAATCCTTATTCAATTCAATACACATTGGGTCTCCTTTTTTAAGATGTGATTTGTTTTCACCAGTATAATTACCTCTAATTTTAATAGTCTTTTTCATATTTCCTCCCTCATTTCTTGTCTAACTTCGGTTTCACGGTCTTGACGTTCGTTCCATTTTTGCCCTCTTAATTCGGGGTGGTGTTGCTGCAATTTACGTCTTGCCCGTGTAATGGAATCGGGCGATGCCATCTCCCCATGTGCTAAATGGTTTAAAAACTCATCCGCAGTAATGTAACTAACTGGCTCGGGGCAGTTCTTACGATAATACATGGCAATCAATCGTAAATCTGAATCCCTTGTAATGGGGTACAAATTCAACAATTCTTTTACTTGATCCTTTAACCTTTGTGGTAAGTAATCTTTGATGTTTTCTGTGTGTAACATAATTATTTGGTTTTAAATGTTTTCTTTATATCGGGTTAATCCTCCGTAAAATTTACAAGGGATATCGCACAATCTTCCGTGCCTATTCTTTGCAATTATAACGACTGAATCTTCAACTTCTGGTTTGATTTCCTCGTAATACGATGGACGGAATGGAAATAATACCACATCCGCATCCTGTTCTATTTGTCCGCTTTCTTTCAATTCGGTTAGTTCTGGTCGTGAATTTTTCCCATCACGATTTAATTGTGCCAACGCAATAACGGTAATTCCTAACTCTCTTGCAAAGTTTTTTAATGCCGTGGATGCTAAACCTACATTTGTTCTTAAATCCTTTCCTCCCGCATCCAATTTCTGTAAGTAGTCAATTACTACCACATCCACCCCAAACTTCGCTCTATGCACCTTTAAAAGCGAAATTATGTTATATACGTTGTTATCTTTGGTATCAATCAAATGAAAATCACTTTGGTTATAAATTTCTGATGCAATATTTTGCAATTGCTCGATTGATAATTTTGCATTTCGTATCTTATAATTTTCAATCCCGCTAATATCTGCAATCACCCTTTCGGCTAATTCGTCCGAACTCATTTCAATCGAAACAAATACATATTTAGCGTACTTACTACCATCAATACAGAAGTTTAAACCTAATGCAGATTTACCCATCCCTGGGCGACCTCCCACAATTACCAAGTTTCCTTTATTCCAACCGCCAATGTATTTGTCCAAACTTAACCATCCAGTGTTTAAACCTTTCATGTGGTTGCCCGTTTTAATACGTTGTTCAATTTCATCTACCTTTTTACCCATAACCGTTGACATTTTCTGTATATCGTTACGGGTTTGAATACGGCTATTAAAATTGATATTTTCCAAATGGTTTTGTATCTCCTTTAAATCCCAATCAGTACGAACTTTTGTAATCTCTTCCAACAAATAGTTTTTGTTAAACTGCATTTCAAGGAGGATTATTTCCTTTTCAATGGTAATATCAGTCATAAACCCATTGGTAATTTTAGCCATATCATAGGCACGATCGGGATAATAACTATATAATGTATGCAATCCAATAGGTTGATTCTGGTTGTACATATCTTGCATAGTTTTAACCAATCCTTGATGCCACCCCGTGAACCATTGTGTTTTAACCCGTGGTAAAAATGTCTTTGCGTAGTCGCTCATTAAAAAACAAGCCAGTATATTGGTTTCAATCATCGTTCAAAGTTGCTATATTTCTACTTACAAAATTATTATTGGCTTTATCTTTATTTATCCAATTCGCCGCCGCTGCTTTCCAATTCTTCATTTTGTTTTTACCAACCATCCATCCATTGGATTCATAATAGTTGAAAAATCGCTCTGCATCCAACTCGCGGAACTGCAACCGTATTTCTTCCAAAGTCGGAGGAACAAATTGTGTGTGTGTGCGTGTACGTACACTCTCTATTTCTTTTGTACTATTATTACTTTGTTCATTTATTACTTTATATATGTACTGATTTTCCGACTGTCGGATTTCCCGACTTTCGGTTTCACCGACTTTCGGATTTTCAGTATCTCGGTTATCTTCTAAAACTGGTATTTCATAAACAATATGATTCCATCCAACAAATTGTCCAGTGGTTTGATTGAATATACGAATAGATAATAAATATCCTTTTTCATGCAAGGATTTCCAAGCCTTATTAAATCTATCTCTACCGAAATTTGCCCATTCAATTAATTGCTTTTTTAATATTACCCAATCACTTGGTAATGATAATAAGTAAATTAAAATTGCCTTTTCCTCTGGTGTTAATTCGTTGCTTTGTAATATATCATTACTAATTGGCGTGTACCGATCTTTTGCAGTTTTTTTACTCCTGATAATTTGTCCCGTGTTTTGCATTTTTTTGTTAAATAAAAAAGCCCATCAGATTCACGGTGGTAAGAGCACACGTAAACCCAACGGGCAATAATCTTTTTAACTATCGGATTCTCTTACAATCCAGTTAACAACACGAATATACAAATAATTCTTATATTTGCAAAGTATAATTATTGGTTTCCATGTTTAGTAATGGGTGGTTATTACGCCACCCATTTTTTATTCCTTGTATCTTGAATCCGCTTTATAGTGTTTTACTGCATCATCCAAGGTGTAAACCTCAGTATCAAACCGCATATGCAATTCGCATGAATTACTGATAATCTGCAAATTGTAATTGTGTGCAAAATCCTTAATGTAACAATAACGAATATTCTCATCGTAGTTTTGCCACACTCGGAATTGGTCTAAATACTTGTTAAAGTTGGTTGTCTTGTCTGCAAAATAATCGTACAATGATACCCATAAAGTCAATTCCAATTCATTAAAATCTTGTGTGTTGATTTTACTTGCACAGTTGTTGATTTCGTTGTTGCATTTTGCTACGCAAGAACGTAATGTAACTAATGGATTTTCATCTTTATAAAATTCCATTAACTCTCTCATTTTTACTATTTGATTCATATTAATAGGCTTGTTTTAAAATTATACTTAATCCGTTGGGCTTATACGTTGCGGGTTCAACTTGTACACCATCCTCATCCACCATGCTTACCCCTTTTTCAAGGTGCTTAAATGCAGTTTGATGCAATGCCTCCAAGTTCTTTAATTGACGCTTTAATTCAACAACCTCGGGGATATGATCGTAATTGTATCTCCCGCCTACGGCAGCAACTTTAACTTCGTATCCCATGTGAACTTGACCGTTGTATCGCATTGCCTCATCCATTGCATGGCTTTTTAGAGTGGCAATATGTTCTTCCAACGAATCTTGAATCTCAATGAAATTAATGTATAAATCAAAGGCACTGGTATTACCACTCACGGCATTGTACACAGCCTTGTCTAATTGTTCAATAATACTATTCATAATTAGAATGGGGAATCGTCATCGTTTTCCATTTGCTTAATTGCTTCCTCACGGAAATTATCTACTATTCCCGATGTTGCCTTGGGTTGTGCCTTGGTTGGTTGCTTCGGTTAACTTATTTTCCCCAGTCATTACCCAATGCTCAAATGATTGTGCCAATGGAATGATATCCCATATTTGCATTGTTTCATTGTCCAAGTAAATATCGGTTGCAACTTTCAATACGCTCATACGGGCAATACGTGCCTCTTTTTCGGGATCGGGTGCGGCTTTACTCCATCCACCTTGCTTTTGTGCCTGTGCTGCTTTAATGGTGTAATACAATTTGCCATTAACATCTTTGGACGTAATGGTGTAATCTGCATCCATACCCACCTTAAATTTGGTTTGGTTTTCTTCCTTACTCATGTACTGCCCAGAATCACCATTCTCAAACATTACTTCAAATTTGTAGAATTTGCCGTACTGTTGTGATTCCCATACTCCGTTACCACTTACTTGGGTAACTTTTGCTGATTTAATTGTTTCCATTTTTATTTTGAATTAATTGGTTTTTGCCAGGTTAAATTTGTCCATACCCTGTAATTAAGCTTGGTAAGGATCTCTATTTTCTTTTCAATTGATAACTCATTCTTCTTATACTTGAATCGCCATGTTGCAATGGTATAATAATTCTCACCCATCATCGTTACCAATTGGGTATTGGTATAGTAGGTGAATATCTCCCGCAATGCTGAATCCGTGTCAATCATATAATTTTATTTTTGTAGTCAGGACAGGATTCGAACCTGTATGAAACTATGTTAAAGTCTATTTTCACTGTTAACCTAGTGTAGTTTCTAAACTCGTCTGCGTCTACCATTCCGCCACCTGACTATTTTCTGTTGCAAATATACTTTTTATTTTCTAAATATAAAAATTAATATTCATCAAAAGTGTGAATCTGTGCCATGTATCCCCACCATAGATTGCCGTCCTCATCTTCCACAATGCATCGTACTTGTCCAGATGAATGGAATTGTAGTTCCACCCATTTCATTTCCTCCGATTCCAACGAATCAAACTTGGTGTAGATAACTGGCGTACCTCTACGCATCTCCATTGCTTTATTTAGATTTAATAGCATATTTCTGTTTTAATTTAAGTTTGAAATTGTCAATTGCACCGAATAATGACCAATCAATAATTAGGTATTTATCGGAATAACCTCCATCGCTTATCACATAGGCATACTCTCGCACGTTTTCAAGATACTCAACTTTCCAGAATAACCCGTGTTTTCGTTCAAACTTTATCATTGTTACCTCCGTATGTTTCGTTGTAGTACATATCTACAATATCGTCTTTGTCTGTTTCTAATTGCATTGGGTCGGTCTTCGCTATCTCGTTCATCCATTCTAGTAAGCCTATCATATCTTCCCTTTGCTCCTCCTTTTCCATTTCTTTGGCTTGATAAAATAAAGGTACAAATTCATCGATTTGTTCATAAGATAATTTTAATGCTATTTTATCCCAAAAATCTTGTACTGCCGTTTGTTGTTTATTGTTGCTCATAACTGCCCCCCTCTGTACATTTTAACTAATTCAATCCATTTAAAATATCCTTTTGAAAAGTCATTATCTCCGTGAGTTATTTTGACTTGTTCCTCAAATTCTTCTAAAGTGCCTTTAAAACAACCGCAGATAATTTGTTCGCGTTTATCATCCCAATAATAAGTTGTTTGTGAATTTCTGCTACCTAAAAATGAGGATGTGATGCGTTGTGGATTTGTTTTAAAATCACTGCAATCACTGCAAGAACGACAAGAACGGCAATAACTGCAAGAACTGCAATAACTGCAAGAACTGCAATCACTGCAATCACTGCAATCACTGCAATCACTGCAACAACGGCAATAACTGCAAGAACGGCAATCACTGCAATCACTGCAACAATGGCAATCACTGCAAGAACGACAAGAACTGCAAGAACGGCAATCACTGCAATCACTGCAACAATGGCAATCACTGCAAGAACGACAAGAACGACAAGAACTGCAAGAACGGCAATTGATACAGTTTTGGCAATTAATTAAAGTTTTTGAATACTTCTCGGCTTGCTCTTGTGTGTAAATGGACGCATTCCATTTATTTGAGCCAATTACCCAATAATTATTTATTTGTTTTGTTTCGTTTGTCATAATTGCCCTCCTCTGTACATGCGTTTTGTTTCTTGTTTCCAATGTTTTGTAACTTGATTAAAACTCTTAATGGGCTTATCATATTCAAATTGATATGGTTTAGCCTCGGGCATATCTACCACTCTTTTTCTTGTCAACTTCGCCCACAACTTGTGCAATAAAAATGCTACTGGGATGCTCATAGGATATAGTATTAAAAATTCTATTGGCAACATAATCAATATTTTACTTATTAGCAATCTTTTTTAGCCAAATCAATACCCAACCTAAATAGGATTGAATCGGAATAAAATCCAGAATCATTATTTATGTACACTACATAAAATTCACCCGAACCATCAAATCCCCAATCAGGATCGTTCTTTACCATTTTAAGAAATAGTTCTGTTGGTACTAATTCCAACAACGCATGAGCTTCCTGCTCTGTGCATAATATTTTTATTGTTGTTTCCATCTTAGATTCTGTTTTTAATTGTGTTGTACTTTTCTAATAACAATGCCGCACAATACTCCATTGCTTCTTCGTGTGCTAACATTTCTTCTTCGGTGTCGCAATTATCACCACTTCTGTTATCATAGATAGTAGAATTGGTAGTGATAAAACTAATCCATTCACCATTGACATTACCAATGATTTCAAATCTGCCATACATTGTTGTTTTGCTTACGCTGATGTTTTTTATTCCGTGTTCCATGATTCAAATATCATATTTTATTTTGTAAAAACAAAAAAGATAGGACACTTTTTTTAGTGAACGTATCAAAATCTTTAGTAAACGAATGAATTATTTAAGATTTTTCAGCATATCCACCAATTTTGGGTGCGGATATACATCAATTTTATCGTAACGTACCGAATTATGGGTATATACTCCATTAACGTTTTTTAAAGCCCGTGGCGTAACATCCCAAATATCTTGATGGTAGGTAAGGTCTATGCCGTATTTCTGCCCCCAATGCTTTAATAATGCCTCTACGGCTTCAATCTGTGCATCGGTATAGTTATGGAAATACTTATACCCCTTAAATGGCTTATCTAATGTGCATACCTCATCGGCTGGTACTTCCTTACCCACGTAATTATAGAACTTATCGCCTTTCTTGGTTAACTGCCCCCAACAACAAATCTCAATACCAATGGAGGATTTATCCAATGGAATAAATGTGCAACCATTCTTGCGGAATACATCATTGGTTAACCCAAGGTGATACCCCCAGTATTGTGAACCAAACCCTTGTATTATTTCACCCTTGGAATTAATCACCACACAGGTTGCAATTTTCTTACCTTGCGATTCCCACCAACCATATACAGATTGTGCATTGTCATTCCCTGCGGTATGGTGTAAATATACCTGTGATTTATTCTTGGCTTCGTGGAAATACCCACGGAATGTAATTTGTTTAGTTTTCATTTTCTTTTTCTATGGTAAAGAAATTGGATAGGAACTTACCCACGCCACCAGCAATGGCACAACCAATCATTACGGAGGGTTCAGACATATTAAATCCTGCCACCATTATAGATGCAGCCGCAAGGCTATCACCCAACACCCGAATTCTTTTGGGAGTAGGTGCAAAATATGGTTTAAGCTTCACCCTTGACCTCTGCTTGGTTTCCACGATTTATGTTTATTAATGTGTTTGGTATGCCGTCCTAACTTGCGTTTAGGTTTTTTACGAAATAGTGTTATTGATGCTTTAACCTTTGCCATCTAACTTTTTAATTTTCTTATGCCAATAGATTATAGCAAATAATCCACTCACTATGCCTACAATAGCCAAAACAAATGCGGCTACGGGTTGCCATTGCTGTGAGAAATGTATAATCGTAGCACTCCCACTTACTGCAGTTGCTATCGTTGCCGTGGTGTCGTTATCAATGTGTTTCATCGGTTAAAATCGTTGTATCTTTCTAAATATAAATCTTCCATTCCTAAGAATGTATGCACTCCACAAGGTTGAGGAAATACCTCGTAAATCAATAAGTCATCGGTAACCTCTCCATTGAACATAATATCAACGGCAAATAGTTCGTTAATCATACCCAATTCAACGATGTGACAGTCTTCCAAAGTAGGTTTAATTTCCTCCCACTTATCAATCGGTAGTTCAAATTTTGCGAATATCATATCATTAGGTTGTTAAGGTTGTACAATCCCCATCACTTAAAGGCGTTGGATATAGTGCCATTGCTTGTATGAATGTAGGTACTTGGGTACCACTTGCTGCTAAAAATTCCATATTTGTTGTGGTAAATGCAGTTGCAGATACAACCTTTGTCCCATTAGCAAATACATCCGCACTGGTTCCATTCCATTTGATTGCAATTTTAACTGTATCAGTTGTTGTTGTAAATATGGAGGTTAAAGTACCAGAAATTCTTATAGCGACGACTAAACGTGATGAACTTACGCTGGAATTACGAAATAAAATACCATTCAATGTACCACTACTATTATCACCAATCCAAATAGCATTAACAGAACTATCCCTCACATACGCCACATTATTTCTCAACTCAACATACCAAGTACCACCACTTGCTGAAATTAACCCATTGGTGTAGATGTTGTTGCGGGTGAATGTATCTACCAATCTTGTTGCTGCGGCATTGGTTGTATCTATCCAAGTAGTTGCAAATGCACCAAGTTCCATTTGTGGTGCTGCTATGCGGACTGTGAAATCGTAGGATGCTCCGTTGGTTAAATTAAAAACGATAGATGGTTGTGCTCGTGCAACCGTTGCACCACCCGCAAGAGTTGCTACTTGTGAAAATCTAGTAAGTGTAGATGTAACAGTAATGTTCTGTGTCCTTTGGTCTACAAAACTTCCTGCCGATGTTCGCTCTAATATAAATAATTGAATAGAATTAGGTGAAGAATTAGTCAATTTTAACCACATAGAATTAGACCAAGTTTGACCGCTGGATGCTACAATCTGTGTTCCTGACTCTAAATCTATTCTTGAAATTGTACCTGTCGCAGTTCCATTAAGCCTAACATCTATATACGGCAATCCGTTTTCAGTTCCAACGCCAACAACACTTTGTGTTAATCCAGATGTAAGAGATGTCCAGTTAGTCGGTAAAGTACTTGGAGAGGTACTCGCACCTTGCATAGTAGAATTACGGATACTATTCGTTCTCTGTGGTTCTAACAACAATGCAGGGCAACTGCCGTACATATAGGATAATCTTGCTACGTTGGCGGCAACACTACCGATTGAACCATCGGATTGAGTCCTATTGGCTACGCTATTCCTTGACCAAGTTAAATCGCCGTTGCCATTGGCGGGTAATTCAGCATAGACAACACCTGCTTTGTAACCGCTTGGGATTAATAATAATGATGCGGATTGCAATAATGATGATGCAGCCGCTACGCATTCCAACGACTCAATAGTTCCACCATCGGCAATAACCCGTGATGAATATGAGGTTGCAAATGAACCCGCAAATCTTTGCCGATTTACACCAACGCCAATTCCAACAAACATTATTCGTTGTATAGAATGATTGAGCCGCTTGTTAACGTAATGGATGATATCCAATTATCATCGGGCAAACTAATAAACATTCCTTGACGCAATGTTACGCCCGTTAATCCCATGGATGTCATCATTGATGTTGATGTTCTATCCAATAATGCAGATACTACACAATCCGCATTAACAACGAATCCACGGAAACGACCCGTTACGGCTGCCGTTGTTGATACTACTCTACATCCTGTGTATCCTGCACTAAAAGAAGATGATGCTATTGACATATTTTTAATATTTAATTTTGTTGAACTTGTACCCCTGTAACATTGCCCACACCTTGTGCTTGTAAACTACCATCGCAACACTTACGGGAATACTTGCCATTCTTACATAGACAAGCTCTATTCCCCCCAGGCTTTGGCGAACTTCGTGATGGTGTAACCCACGCTTTTGTCATATCTATAAAACGCTTTTTAAACTAATTGTTCTATTTAGTTACCTTATACATTCCTATTAATGCCAATAATAACCCTATGCCAAAAAACACCCAATGGGCATTGCCCCACACAACTTTTTCTTTTTCAACGTACTTGGGTGGTAGGGTTATGGTTTTGGTTATGCGAATGGTATCGGGTTTTTGTTTAATTAGGACCTTGATTTTATTGTAATGCCTAACAACCTTAACCCTAATAGAACCCGTGTCAATGGTGATAGTGTCAATCTCTTTGGTCGTAAACGTATCATAAAAGTAAATTGAATCGTGTACAATGAATGTATCTATCTTCACTTTCTGTTCGCAAAGGCTTGGTTTCTTTTTACACGCTTGTTTTAGGTGGTATTCTGCCCCACACGATTGAAATAAGACCATTAGGGCGATTATCTTTATCGTCTTGACAAATAGTTCGCACTTGATGCTTGTATTGCCTTTAATCGCCTCCATGTACGTTTTCAACTTTTCAACCTTGGCGGGTTTGGGTTGATACGTTTTTTTTACATTAGATTCCATCCAGTGTAGTTTGTTGGGTATGATGTTGGATATTGCCCGTTGTTTTGGTTTGCCGTGTACTCGGGGAATAATTGAGGATAGTACGATAAATAATCTACCAATCTTCTTCGGTATGTATCGGCAGTGGCTCGGGTGCGTTCCACCAACGTATTGATTTCATTCTCCGTTGGTAATTGTGTACCCTCTGGGGTATTACGAACGATTCCCGCATTGCTTACCTCATATCCATGGAATAACAATAAATCCGCCATGGAATAATGAATAAGCATGGGTTGCACGTATTCGCTCACCAATGTTAAATAATTACCTGTTAAAGTGCTATTTTGAACATCGGTTAGGATTTTACGATAAAGTACGGTACCCAATAATTGTTGTACCTCAATATCTTGTGCCACCTTGATGAATGGCGTAATTTTATCAATATCAAAATTACCACTCAATTGGGTGTACTTAAATAAGTCATCCTTGGTAATTAGTAAAACGTCATCGTTTGCGTACATTGTATTTATCTATTTTTAAGTGAACCTCTATTTGGTAAATCATTTGTTTTTACGGATGCAATATCCCAATTCGGTGGGGCAAAAGGAACTCCCGCCCTATCTGCACTTTGGGAAGATACTCTATCATAGTTATCTTGAATATCACGCATGTTGGATGCCTTTTCCTCGGGCGTTAATGGTATTATTTTACCATTGATTTTCTTCCGTCTGTAAGTCAATCTAAACCATTGGTGCTTACAATATACCCCTCCCTTGTATTTCCAAATGGAATATGTGGATTTACCTTGTGGGGCAAATTGTCCATTGATTCCATCAAATCCCATATTGTCAATATCCTCACGCCTATAAACTACCCCCAATTTGGCATTCGCCACCATGTCTTTACAGAATATTCGGCTATTCTCTTGGGTACGTAATGGGCTATATCTGTAACGCATTAAATAAATACCTTTATCGTCTTTGGATTTTTCATCGGGGTTTGCAAATCGTTTGAAAAATTCGTGACGATTTAATTGCATTTCGTTATCGGGATCGTCCACGGGGGATTCGTCTACCAACTCCCACAAATCTTCATTTATAACCTCACCTTTATCTTTGAGGTATTCCAACCACATATGTTCATCTTCATGGGTAAACTCTGGGGCTTTATCTGCGGATAATTTAGCGTCAATTTCCTTTAACTTGCTTTCTGCCCAACGGATTCCAGCATCACCACCCCAAGCATCCCACATTAAGCCACCACATCCTTCGGAATAAGGTACATCTTTATGTTGTTGGTGTCTTCTAAATGCTGCCATTCGGGCAATGGTATCACGGCTAATAGGTTCGCCCTTTGCTAATTGGTTGGCACGTTGCTTACCTACCGCAGTTCCGCAATCACCCCATCCGTGTTTTTCAACCCATTCCAATGCCCTTTTAGCGTTGTTGGTTGCACCCTCGGGATAATCGGTATAAGATTCTAATTCTACTTTTGAACCCTCCCAATAATTGTAACATATTGCTGCTGCTTGATCTTGGTTTTTACCCTCACCAACTACCACGGAAATACAACGACCAATGAAATCGTCTTTGGATTCACCCGCATTGGGTTTCACTAAATCAATCTTTTTTTTTTGGGATGAAAATCCCATCTCTTGTTCCTTTACTTCCTCCGTAACCATCTTACCTGATAAATCGGTAAATTCCAATGGTTGCAAGGTCCTAAAATACAACTCCAATGAAATACCATTGGCATGTAATACCTTTTCAACACCCTCAATAATCAATCGTTGGAATGGGCGTATTACAATATTGTCAAATAGGATGGAGGCACTCTTTAATTCATCCGCATTATTCCCAAGTCCTGTATTGTCTTTAATACCCAACAACATCGGGGAAACAATACGATGGGCTAACATTATCTTCTGGGTGGATTCCCTTGATAGGAATTCGTACTGATTATGAGCATCGCTTAATTGAACGGGGGTTATTTCCGTTGCCGTATCTTTTGAATCATTAAAACTTATAATGGCACGACCTGCATTGGAAGAACCACCCCATTTGGCAGTAATTTGTCCCTCAATTGCATTCCGTACCTCTTCGGGTGGTTGCCCATTGTTAAAATTGATTAACATGGATGGGGCTAACCCATTCTTGATATTGTTAATATGGTAATTACCAATCTCGCATTCTAAATCCGCCCATTGGGTTCCACCTTGATAATCCACTGGGGCAAAGTAGTACGATCCCGTAGAATAGGGTTTAACCACCAAAATACATTCGTTCTCGGTTTCGTCAAATCCAAAGGCAGCAAATCGCTTGGGTTGTTGTCCACGCTTTAATTTAGACCAATCCGCACAAAAGTAATATCCCTCAACTTCCCCATGTTCGTTGGCACGTTCGGGGCGGAGTGTTTGTATTGCCCAATGGCTTACTTTAACATACTTTTTCTTGTCCTTTGATTTAACGATGTGCAATGCATATTGCCCCAACATTTTCAAATCCAAGGTAACGGCACGAATACAATCGGGGCTAAATAGTTTTTTGAATTCAATATACCCTTGTAAATGTCTATCTCCTTTTACTACCTCCAATCCCAATCCATACACCATATCCGCAATGCCTTTAATCGCTGCGTTATTTGTAGGGCTTCCGTGATATAAATCTATTAGGTATTGGTAATAATCGTTGTCCTCACCATATTCCACCCAATTCTTATTTTTATGCTCCACAATTGCGGGGGCAGTATATGACGCCAACGCCATAAATTGGAAATTCTTATTGTCTTTTATAGGGTTATCCATTCGGGGCTAATATTACTTGTTGTATCCCAGTTCTTAAATGTCTTGTTGATGTTTGTGGATTCATCCGACCACGTTGCCAAATACTCCCACATTATTGCATCTTGATAATATACACGAATTAAACAATTATCCAAATTCTGTGCAACATCTGCAATATCCGTCAATGATGGTAAATCTAATGTAACCCGTGTGCCTTCAATTAATACATTGCTTGTACCTGATACCATAATTTTGGTATTCTTATGCCATACCTGCACAGATACACTTGCTATCCCATTGAATTCAATGAATGGGTAAAATTCAATTATGGTACTTTGTAAATTGATAACCATCTAAATAATAAACGCAAAATTAAATTATCGTTCCATTATAAAGAAAAACCCCCACCATTGGTGAGGGTCTAACCATTCAAATATGAAAACCTTAATTGAGATTAAGCGGGTACGGTGATTACTGTTAATACCTCTGCATAGGTTTCAGCATCTACGGGTGTAGGGGCTGCCTTTTCGCTACCAACAAAGGTAAGGGTATTTAATCGGGCATCACCCATCTGTGTTCCCCAAGATAAAGAACCACCAGTTGAATCACATCCCTCATCTTCACCTAATAACCAAAATTGGTCATTTCTATCCCATAGGATAATTCTCCAACGGCCTTGGTTCAATGTTTGGATGGTGTCCATATCCAAATCACCTGCATTGGGAGTTACTCCACTTGGTTTAAAAGATAGGGTAAAGGTTTGTGTGTACATAGTGTTTCCGTTATCACGAGAAACGGTTGGGGCAACTTCCAAGGTTGATAAACCTTTTAATTCCCAAAACCAACCTGTAACATTTACAGGGGTAGGACTCGCACCATTGTTGATTGATGTTACCAATCCACTTGCATCTTTGGTTACTACGTTACTAAAAACATAGGGTACAAAAAATGCACCACGAATACCACCCACGAATTGTTTACATGGTTCGTATCTATTTGCTAATGTATTACAAGACATTTCTATTTTTATTTATTTGTGTTTAAAAAAAAGGGGAGGGGCTTGTGTTTCCCTCCCCCATTATTCATCTCTATTTCCTAATGAATTAAGAAATATTTAAAACAACTTGTTGAGTTGGGTTAGTAGCAATCAAACCACCTGTGAAACGCATGATGATACGCACGTTCTGTGAACCATCGATATCGCTCATGTCGATAAATTTCACTTCGTTGTAATCGCTCAATAAACCTGTACCAAAGTGTAAATCACTCTTCAATCCCAATACGCAATCAGAATCGTTAAGTCCTGGGCACATAGTAACAGGAATACCTTGGAAGTTCATTGGTTTTTCACCAACATAGAACTGGAAGTTATAGTTACCTGCTGACAATGCGGCTTGGTAAGCTTTCATTGTAGTAGGCCCTACATAGAACTGATATCCCTCTTTACCATACAAAGCGGATGGAGATGCATCCAACATTGCTTGTAAACGAGCAACTACGTTAGCACCAGTTGTTACACCCGTAGCAGTTACGGTGATAGCAGAGTTATCTAACAAATAACCAACCATACCCTCATCGGCAGTACCATTGTAGAATAAAGTAGTTTTCCAAATACCTAATTCAACGGCTTGTGCAACCTCTGCGGCAGTTTGTGCTAATGCGAACTCTTCAAAAGTAGCGGGTAATTTCTCAAATGCGGAGAATCCTGCTTGTGCTGCTTCCCATGTAGTACGCAATTGGTTCTTACACAATTGTAAGTTCACTTGCTTTTCTACGGTGGTCAACACGTATTCGCCCAAAGTTACGCTTGATGAATCTGTGAAATCACAAGTTGCATCGGCAATAACGATGGAATTTTGGTAGTTACGAATCACCTCTTTGTAGGCTACATTGGGGTGAACGGTAATCAATTCTTTTGCAAGGGTATCACCCGACAAAAGGGCGGCTGCGATGTATTTGTTCGCAAATAAACCCGCATAAGTATTTGGGTTGATTGTTGGACCGCTAAATGCAAATTTATTTCTCATTTTTATTTA